TATCTGAGGGCATGGCCTTCACACAAATTCATTAATTTTTAGAACTACCCTTAACGTATATCTGGCTTTTACGTGTCAATGTATCGTACCACTCGGATGCTGTCTTATGGCTCCCGAACAAATCACCATATACGGCATTAAGGTGGTTTACTGCGTCGGTGGTGTCCTTTTTAGCGGTAATGAGGTCGCCCAAAGCCTTAATCTCTTTGTCTAACTCAACCTTAGTACTTGCCGCTGCATTCTTGTAAGCGTCTTCGGCTTCGCTAAACTCGTTTGTCTTGTCGGTAGCCTCATCGGTCTTATTAACGAAATATTCGATAACAGATGTTACCGCTACGATTGCAGCACCTACCACCGTGGTAATCATCAAACCTTTAAGGGCAATTTTGAAAGCGGTTGCCGAATATGCACCACTTTTCAAAGCTGCGCTAAAGACACGTGTAAACGCTGCCGATCGGCTTGCATTAAGCCCAAACAAAAGCATTGCTGCGCCCCCTGCCTTTGAGCGTAACGTTAAAATGGCTTGTTGGATATTCAGGGCTTTAATGGTCTTGACCAAACTTGTAATACTCATAACCATTACGCCTGTATTAGCTATAAAACTAACAAACGGCATAGCACTTCCAACAAACCCGGCTACCACATCAGTTATTGCGCCTAATTGGTTTTTCAGCATTTGCGTGGTTGCGCTGCCTGTACTACTCATTTCGTTGTATGCGGCGTTGATGGTTCCGGCACTATTTGCCATTGAGTCCACGTTCTCGCTGAACTTCTCGGCTAACTGATTTGTAAGCGGTGTCAATGCTCGCAAACTCTCGGCACTACCAAACAACTTGGCATAAACTTCTTGCTCCAATACACCATTAGCGGCGGCATATTCCTTAACGGATGCGTCCAACTGGGTTAAGAAGTTACGCAAACCTCCGGCGGCTTTGATAGATGCGGCATTGAACTCAATACCCATCTTTTCTGCCATTTCGGTTGCCTCGCTTGACGGCTTCACCAAAGCGGTAAAGATTGCCGCCATCTGGGTTGCAACTTCGTTAGTATTACCGCTAACACCTGTAAGCGTTGCAAAACTTGCCAAAAGTTCATCGACACTTACGCCCAATGTTGAGGCGTTGGCGGTCACTCTTGGCAGTGCCTGGGCCAACTGCTCAAATGAGGTTACGCCGTTCTTGGCTGTGAGCTGTATTTTGTCCTGCACGCTTTCGGCTGCGTCCCATGCCAAACCATAATTTTTGATAACAGTAGATGTTACCTTTACGACTTCGCCCAAATCGGCGACACCGCCCACGGATGCTTTAGCCGATTTATTAAGAAAATTAAGCCAATTGTTTTCAGGTACGCTGTTACTGACTACCTGATATAAGCCGTTTGCAAGTTCATCACGTGCGACAGGTACGTTTTTGGCTAACTCGGCTACCTGATTTTTTAACTTTGCAAAGCCCTCGGCGTTCTTTCCTGCCATTGTATTTGCAACTCTCATAGCTGCGCCAAAGGCTCTACTATCGGCGGTAATGTCCTGCAAAGTACCATTTAGCTGACCGACGGCGTTAGATACTGCGCCCAAAGCCTGTACGCCTTGGCTCCAGTTGATCAACGACGATTTAAGTTTGTCGGCTTCCACAATAGCGGCGGTCATGGCTTGTTTAAGGCCGTCCGCATTTTGCGAAAGGTCTTTAAACCCCTTACCGTCTCCGTCCAATTTGAACGTTATGGATATAGTACTTTTACCTGCCATAGTCTTTAATATTTGTCACCCAATAGGGCGATAATTTGTTTTCTCTTTTCTTCCGCTTCCTTGGCCGTAATGTGTTCGGTCTTTGCTTGCTTCGACTTCCTGCGATTATCCCACGAAAGCGGTAATAGCTTCTGGGGCGTTAGTTTGTTCTTAACGTGCGGCTGAATAGTTATGCACGCCAACATACGCATACGCTCCCAATTATCTTTGTATTGGCTTTGCTCTTGGTCTAAGTACGCTTTGCATACGCTGTTAAATTCATCAGGTGTTAACCTACAAAAATCATCGTATGAAAGACGTATGCAACCTAAAGCAAAGCCCAATACTTCATTTATTGCAAACTTTTTTTTTCGTCTGCATCGGTCTCGGCATCTTCCTCGTTGGCCTGGCCCATAGCTTTAGCCCATTCGTTCATATCTTCTGGGCTGACGTTATCGGCAAAGTCCATCAAAGAAAGTTTGAATTTCTTTCCGTCTGCCTTGGATGCTGAAACGATGCAACACCAAAGGAACGTACAAATATCGGTGAAACTTGTAGCGTCGATTTCTGTAACCTCTCGCCCTGTTTCCTGCTTAAATCTAAGCATTGCGCCCATTGTCTGACGGCATGGGAAAACCTCGTTACCGATTTTAATCTCAACCTTTTTCATATATGAACTTAATTAACTGGGTTATGCTGTATGTTCTTCGGATGCTGCCACGGCACTATCAGTAAACGCCGTTTCGTCGAGTGTGTCCGGCTCACCGTTGTTGTCAAGATTGATAGTATAAGTACTATCGTCCTGCGCCGGGTCGGTGCGCTCCAAAGAAGAAATGATAAAGCTACCTGCCAAATATGGCTTTTTGCTTTCACCTCTCTGCATACACTTAATCTTAACTGGCTGTCCTGACTTCCACGCTGCCAACATCTTTTGGTAACTTGCTTCGGTCTCACCATCATAGATAAGGCCCTCGGCTGAAATAGCAATAGACAAACCAGTTACGCCCTTTTCTTTCCACATTCCGTTAGTCTTGGCTTTGCTTGCCGCTGGCTTAACTGCACGGTCTTTGGTCTCGCTGTTCATTGTTGCCGTGTGGGTGGTACAGTGCCCGAAAGCATCTTCTCCCAAATAAAGCAACATATTACTACCATTGCAATAACTCATATCTTACTAAATTTTAATGTTAAAAACTAACTGCTGCGCATAGGCATCACTATCGTAGCCCTCCTCGCTCTCAGTCAAAACACAACTGCGCATAACTAAGCCGTCCTTTTCGCCCTGCTTGCCGTCCAAAGCCGCCCTTACTGCTTCGGCTAACTCCACGCCCTCACCGTACTTCTCGGTATAACAAATAACCTCGATCATCACGGTATCGGCTCCGGGATAACCTGCCTTTGTCGGGTTCTGCTCAATTGAGGCACGACGATAAAGTATGTACGGCAAAACCGCCGTGTCCGTAGCAACCGGGAAAACCTTTTTAGTATGCTTCGCTACCTCGGGGTCTTGCAAAAGCATATCACGAATAATGCTACCTGCGCTTAATGATGTTTTATTTGCAGCCATACTTATTTGCAGTCTTAGTTACACTTTCTACTATCTCGTTACGCAAATCTGCCGTTACCTTGTCCCTAACATCTGTTTGGGTCTTACGCATAAAGCCATATCGTTTCATACGTCCGGTATTGTGTCCTCGGCGTTCTCTGACGAAAACCCTTGTTTTGGTCTTGGTCTTTCGTTGCTCCGTTCCACCCTCTGCCCATATCAAAACAGGTTTCTTTAGTCCCTGGCGATTGATGTGCATACCTTTTTCGCCCTTTCCAGTTTTTCGGTTGGCTTTCTTCGTGCCGATAGTAACACGAAATCCGGCGGCTTTCTTAAATACGATAGCCCTAATACCTTTTTCCAAATCTCGGTTGCTATGTAATGAGCTGCGCAAATTGTTAATAGCTGTTCGCCTTACTTGGTTCGCCTCTCTCCTGAAAGCACCTTTTAAGGCTCGCTTTCGGTGTTTAACGTCCATTTCGGTAAACAACTTCTGCAACTGCGTATCGTCGTATTGATTTGCCATAACTTGATTACTCGTTTACTCGTTCACAAACTAAAGTGTTCATACCTCTATCAATGTTTGGGATGATGGCAACCACCGTATAAAGGTAGCCACCTAACTGCTGCACTCTCCAGTTTTCTTTAACTGGGTGTGCGTCCCTCACATTAAATTCGGTTCGATAGTCGGGGAAATGTTCGCCCACTTCCTCACTACGGTTTCCGCTCTGCTTCTTCCTCTCTGCCCATACGGTACGTATCGGCTCGTAGGTTATCGCTTCCTCGCCGTAGTCGTTAGTTGTCGCCGTAGGCTTCAACAACTGCAAACGATATTTCATTTCTCCTGCTCTCATTCCGCTAATTTTCGATAGGGTTTAATTAAGGCTTGTAGCGAATCAGGCACGGCGTGCATCTGCACGCTACTCACACTTTCACGCTGATTGTACCAATGTGCGCCCAACATCATTATGGCGTGCTTTATGGGGGTAGGTACATCATGTCCGTTACCCATCTGCGCCAATTCCTCTTGAGTTCTATTGGTCGCCGTGATAACTGCGCTTTCTGCGGTCTCTAATAGATGCTCCAGATACTCGTCATCATCGGCGAAATCATCAGCCCTTACGTGCTTCTTGAAAAGTGCCAAACTCACTACTGCCATAACGTTATAACTTTAAAATGTGATTACTTCTTACCGCCGACTTTGCCTAACTTAAAGGCCTCTGGGCGGATTGTCTTAGTAGCATAGTCCGTGTTGAGCACAAAATCTACGCTATCTTTGCGTGCCTTGCTGTATGGATCGACGATGAAGCGCAAAGTACCAAACATACCCATTGGCTGATAACGCCAATCACCCAAACCGATAAACTCCGTACCTGCGATAATCTTAACATAGTCGCCTGACTTCATGCCCGAAATGTTCTTAACATCGTCGGCACTTGTCACGGTGTACTTAGCGGTGGCTTTCTGTGGGTCAAAGTCTTCTGCCTCCGCCCACGCTGTGCCGCTATACTTCTTGTAAGATACCTTAGTATCACGGATAACATTCGATGTGTACACTGGCAAACCGCAAAGGGTATCATTTTGGATCGTAGGTAAGAAAATACCCTTTTCATTGATTGGTGTGCCCTCCAAAATTGCCTCCATGCTCTTTGTCATTACCCAACAAAGGTTGCTGCCGTCGATACCTGTTTCAAGTACTGCGGCTTTCATCATGTTAAGTTCGTTAAAGGTTGGAACGGCTGAAAGCAATACCGGGTTGTCTTTGAGTGCCACAAATGGGCCTACCAAATTAGTAGCACCATTAACCTTATTTACGCCGCAAACGATTTTGTTCAAAAGAAGACGGATTGCAAGCGGCATAACCTCACGCACGATCATTTCTAAAAGTCCCTGCGACTGGTTGAGCGACTGGTTAGTTACCGGGATGGCAATACCCATACGCTCCGGTGCTGCGGTCATTTTGCTGAAAGGTATTTTGGTGTCGCTAAGTTCTGCGCCCTCACCTGCTAACTCTGCCTCAACCATTTCGTACATAGGCCAAACAAAGTCACCTGCCAAACCTGTTGGCATTGGCAAACCTACCTTATCCAAAATAAAGCCCTCCTGCAAAGGTTTCAAAATGTCCTGAACGTTAAGCGGCACGATTGCGCCCTTTGCCACGTCCTGCACCATCATCATATCACGCAAAAGCATGATTTCGGTACGCTGACCGGATGCGGCATTTTCACGGATAATCTTAATTGCGTCTTCCTGGGCGTTTGGATTTTCACGCAAATGCTCGGCGGTTGCCGCCTGCATCTTCATTTGCAACAACTGATTTTCACGCATGAGGGTTTCAAACTCGGTGTTCTCTGCCTCGTTGCGCTCACGCTGCTCTTTCTCGCATACGTCCGCAATCTCTGTGATGCGGTCGCAATTCTGCTGATACTGGTTAATCAGCTCACGAACGTTAATTGTTTTCTTTGTCTTTTTGTCCATGTCTGAAAATTAAAAATTAAATATTATACTAAACTGCGTTTTGCAGCGTGGCGCATTTCACGCAACTGCTTTAACGCTTTTTCTTTCTGCCCGCTTGTCTGTGGTTGAGGCTCCGGGGTCTTCTGCTCTCGCTTCAACTCATCGGTAAACTCTCTTGCCTCCACGCTCGTATCTGGGTAATACGGATCCGCCGCCAACGTAAAGTCAAAGATACCTGTAATCGCTTTGACACGATAGGTAATATTGTTAATGCCGTTAGCCGCTACTTTGCTTTGACGCTCTACAAAATCGCTATCATAGTAGCGTGTTGAAAACGCAAAACTGCAACCGCTTATGTCGCCACGGCGTACCAATTCCAAAGCCTTGTCGCCGTCCACGGTATTAGGTGCGTCAAACTCAAAAGCCACGCCCTTTTCATCTACTGTGTACGAAAGTGTACCGCCGCCCTTATTGCTTCTTGCCAAAATCAATTGGCGATTGTGAAACATCGTCATTTTGATGTCTTGGCCGTCTAAGAGTTCCTTTGTAACGGCTTCCGGGGCTATCACTTCCCGGGCCTCGCTATCTTCGTCGCTCCACAATGGGGCAGACGGTACGTTAAACAATATGGCATATCCAGTTATTGTGCGGCTCGGTGCTTCGCCCTCTGCTGCCTCTCTGACGTGTAACTCGGTAGGAGTACACAAACACCGTCTTATGATTGTATCTTTATTCATCGTCTTGGTCTCCATCTTTATTTTTATCGTCCTTTTTAGTTTTCTTTGGCTCTGGCTCCGGTGCGTTATTAACTTCGGTCTCGTTGGCAATATCTCTAAGATTTGCCGATACTAAAACCTTGTCGCCGCCCTCGATAGGTGGGCGGTTCTCCACCTTGCGCCAATCGTTCACCGTATAAATACCTGCTGCGATCGTTGCCGCCTGATACTTAACCTTGCTATCCAAATCGCTTGCGTAAAGTCCTCTACGGTCAAACTCAAATTTACGTTTGCAGCATAGAGTAGGAGCGATTAACTTACGCAACATTTCATTTTCAATATTGCGCAAAAGTGGATTTAACGTATTACTCAAAAACGCCACATTCGCCATTTCTGCCGACTTGTAATTGTTGCTTGTATCGTCAAATACGAAAGATGGATGCACACCAAAGAAACGGCAAATATCTCGTACCGTAAACTTTCGGCTCTCCAAAAACTGCATATCAGTAGAAGAAAGCGAAATTTGCTTAAAGTCCACCTGTCCCGGCAAACTAACGATGCGCTCGCCATTCTGAAAACGGCTATCTATGTTTTCGGCTGTCTTCTCCAATTCCTTGTCCTGATACTCGCCAAACCCGGTAGTAGTCTTATCGTTGCTTACGATACCCCTAACATTGCCGCCATTGGCAAATCGTTTAAGCGTCTCCCTATCTCCGGTTAATGCTATGTCTAACGTCTGCCTTGCATACTCCAATACGCTAACGCCGTGCTTGCCGTTACTTGTATGCCCCTTAATGTGGATGATCTCGCTTTCATCGTAAACCCCACATATACCGTTGATGGTATCGGTAATCATGTAGGTGTCGTTATACACATCGTGGTTTACAGTATTGCGCCCACACAAAACCAATCGGTCTATTTCTAAAGTGGCCCTGTTGTACACTGGTACGATGTAAGCATTACCCTCTAACAACACATTTTCTACGGCTTCTTTCCAAAAGTCAAACGCCGACTTTGTAAAGTCCGGCTGTACTGTTAGAAGATAATGCAAACGGCTATTCGTGTCCTCCACAAAAATGCCGTCTTTCAATCTCATATACAAAAATGGCAAATTAGCTACACTTTCACTAAGTAACTGCACACATCGGTAAACAGTGGCTACCGACAAAGCGGTATTGCCTGTACCGAAAAAGTTAAAAAACTGGGTATAGTCTCCGGTACGTGGCCCCGGTGTCTGTGGTTCGCTAACTGCGCCCTCTGCATCGGTGCTACGGCTGAAAAATTTTACTATGTTTTGCCAAATACCCATATATAATTATACTTTTTAGCCCCAAAGATACAAAGCAAAAATGAGCAAAAAAAATGTGCCTTGGTGCATCGTGGTACACCTTGGCACGTCGTGGCAAAATTATTATTTTATTAAATATTTTTATGTTCTGAAAACTTGCAAATTACCTCTCAAATGTGTATAGCAAACCTAAAGTCATTAGCATTGTAATCGCCCCATCTATCTTGCGGTATTGTGACACTTTGAGCGGCTTTTTGTTCTCCAGATTGTCGGTATCTATCACGCAATTTTCCAAACAGAAAGCGTTAATAGGGTTGTCGTTAAACTCTATCTTTACCGGATCACTCCATGCAAGCATCTCAAAACTTTCTACTGGTAGGTTAAAGTTTCCGTAGGTCTGACTAAATGGGGTTAGCACGTTCCTCGCTCCAACTGACTTTAAGATACTCGTTAGCTCCTGCGCCTTGTAAGCATCATAGCCGATACGGATAATATTAACCAACTTACTGCGCCTTAATATGTCCTCGGTAATCATCGCCGTGTCTATCTTCTGCCCTTTGCAAAAAATAAGATACCCTTTTTCGTTCCAAAGCCTATAAAGCTGCTCATTGGGATGCCCTTTTAACGCTCCCTCCGGAAAATAGTAATCAGTATGCGTGTAAAACTTCTTATTGCCCGATAGGTACACGGTATAAGATACTGCGCTGAAATCATCATGCACCGACAAATCAAACGCCACGGCACAATCTGGGCGGCCCTGCACCTGATCTATACAGAAATTGCCCAATAATTCTTTTGCCTTTTCGTGGGTAAACCACGTTTTTTCGTCGTTTATCGTGAAAATATTAAGCAATTTCGTGCGAAAAGCCAACATATTTTCGGCTGATAACTGGGCGGTCTGATACTCATTTTCGTAGTAGTCCGGTTGCACCGTGATACCCAAATGTGGCTGCACCTTTGCCCACGTCTCCGGGCTGTCCTCTGCATCGTCCACATCAGGCATGAAGATAGATGCAAACGTGGTGTCGCTTTCTGCCTCACCTCGTAGTACCGCCATCACTCCGTCAAGTTCGTGGGCAAATGGGCCATCTACCACATCGCTTGCCGTGGTGATAATGATTGTTAGCGGCTCACGCCTTGGCCCCATTGATGTTGTCAATACGTTTTTGAGGTCTGCGCCGTTCTTGCCTGCCGTGTTTCGGGCTTGGGCGTACTCGTCCATTATCACCAATGAAGCAAACAAACCATCTTTGGTTTTGGCGTTGGCGGTCAAACATTGTATGAGGCTATCACGTCCACGGTCTTTGAAAGTAATCTTTTCACGATTAACCCTAAAGTGCTTTTCCTTTGGGTCAATATCAAACATGATGTTTCGTATCTCATCAAAGCATATTTTAGCCTGATCGTAGCTATTTGCGCCCACGTATGCCTGGGCGTTATTATCGCCGAAAAGCATATCATGAACCGCCAAAGCTGCGCACGATGTCGTTTTGCTGAACTTTCGGGGCACGAATAAGTAGGCGGTGCGTATCAGTCTGCGCCCATCGTCTCGGGCAAAACCGTAGATATTTGCAAACTGGTAGGCTTGCACCGGGGTTAGCTTATAGCGTGTGCGCCCTCGGATGCCACTAAACCGCAAAGCCTCATAGAACTTGAAAAAACGCTTTACTCGCTTTGGCTTCCAATCGTACTTATCAAGCAACTGCAAAAAGCGTCTTACTCCCAATATCTCATACAGGTTGTGTGCGTCCGGGTGGTCTATCACTCCAAACACATAATCGCCGATACGCTTATCTGTTTCGATAAGCGCACGGCGGTAACGCTCGGCGTATGTACTGCGCCCCTGCCGCAACTGCTCCGATACATCGGCTTTCAGTTGTCGAAATCTTTCTTTTTCTTCCTCTGTCATTCGTCGCCCTCCTGCATCGCTGCCATAAAGTCGTTAAAACTATCGTTGTCGCTCTTTCGTTCCTTGCTCTCGGTGTTCATGCCCAAAGCCCTTAACGCTTTCTGTCCCTGCTGCAACAACTCGATATATAGCTTTTCTTTCGGGTCGATCGTCTTGCGTTCGTTACCCTCTCGGCTGTACTCCACGTTTACGGCCTGGTGTCCGTCTGCCATGATCTCATCGCCCAAAATGTCGGCACGTACCAACAACTTAGCCGTAATATCCACTTGGTATGTAAGTTCGGCGGTATATTTGCCTTGCTTCTTCAACAACTTAACGATATACGCTTTTTTGCTCTTAATCTTGGCGGCTATCTTCTTGTTGTCTTCCTCGGTGGATGGCTCCGGCAAAGTCTGGCTAACTGGCAATGGGTCGGCGGTCTTTGGCTGCGCCTTGTCACTGTAACCTCGTTTCTTGCCCTTTGTCTTCAGATAGAAGATAATAGCCGTTGTGTCGTTGGCGTTTATCGACTGCATCAACTTGCTTTCAACAAAATCTACCTGCGTCTCGGTGATCTCGTCCACTTTCTCCTTAAACTCTGGGTCGGCGTTATACCATCGGTAATAAGTACTGCGCCCTATGCCTATCGCCTCGCACGCTGTGGCTATGATGCCGTAGCCCTGCGCCAAAGCCTCCAAAAACTTTTGTTTCTTTTCTTCCATGCTGCGTTACTTTTCAAATGAGCGGATGCCGTCGAAGTAGTCTTTGTAAAACTCAAACAGTCCCTTATCAACTGTTATACTTCCCTGCTCCGTTCTTGGGTTAATGTTAATGTTTGCGCTTGTCTGTATGCCGAAATAAAAGCCCTCATCGTAGTTGCACCCTGCGTATATCTTGCTGTGGTTCTTGAATACTGCGGCACGTCCTGCCTCTGGGTGTTCCTGATAGAACTTTTGCACCATCTGCCACTCAATCTTATAGCTGCCCGGGAATATCTCGCCCAAATACATATCAAGTTTCTTAATGCGCCCTTGCTCGTACCATTGCCGTACCTGCAAAATATCCTCTGCCGCCATGCACCATGTAGATAACAAACAATAGTCTAAGTCGTGCTGATTAAGCACCACTTTCAGGTAACTAAGGCTATCCACGTCCCCGGCGGTGATAAAATTGTAGGTGGTATGGTCTTGCAGCTTAACGTACTGCATTGCCTCCAATAACTTGACCTCGCTAAATGCCCGGCGGTACTCGTAGCGTTGCGATAACTCGGTACACTCCTTTGTACGTCTATGCGCTCGCTTTGCCTGGGCGGTTGTCTCGGCTGTGGTTTCTTCCGGCTCCACCTCATCGGGTGGGGGGGGCTTGGGTCTGACCTGCGCCAAAGCTGCCAAATCCAAAGCCTGTGCCATCTTGGTTTCCAAACTTCATAAATCTTGATTTTTAATATTAACCTACACACGTGGGCGTTTTTATATCGTGCCAAATATGCCGGGGCTTTGCATCTGGGCAAAATCCCCCACGGCCCAAAAATCGGCTCACGTGTGGAAAAGGGGGTTGGTGAGGTTTAACCGGGGGTGTACCCCATTTAAAAAATAGGCCCCGGGTCTCACCTTGCAACCTCATTTCAAAAATTTATTCACAAATCTTTTCAGGTGTTCTTTGGCTCGGTTCTTTGCTTGAACTTTGCCACACCTGCCCATATCCGTATGTACCTTAACGTGGCACTCGTGGCATAGGGCTTTGAGGTTAAAGTAATCAAACATCAGGCGTTCTTTTTCCTGCCTTGTTAGTCCATCCTCTACCGGGATAACGTGGTGTACCTCGGTGGCTGCTGCCACTCTGCCCAATTCCTCGCACCTCTCGCATAGTGGGGTATCGTTGAGTTTGTCACGTCTCAATCGTAGCCACTTGGCCGTATGTATCAGCCTTATATAGTCTTTATCCTTTGCCATACTCTAATATTCGTCTTTGATGTCTATTGTTGTGTGATACTTCCTTACCAAAAAGTTGAGGCTATCCAACAAAGATTGCTGTACGCCCTGCTTACCGCTTAATGCCGTGTTGGCTCGTTCATCTACGGTGTTGGCACAAATCAACTTATACACCTGTACTGGGTATTGCTGCCCTTGTCGGTGTAATCGTGCGTTGGCCTGTTGGTATAATTCCAGATTCCAACCTGTGCCAAACCATACGATATAGTGGCCGCCCTGCTGCATATTCAAGCCAAACGCCGTGCTCATAGGGTGGGCCAATAGTACGTCTATCTTTCCGGCGTTCCACTCTCTCAACTCCTTTTCACCCTCGTATGACTTGACGGTATAGCCTTTCAGTTTCTTGGTGATACGTGTTACATCATGCTTGAACTGATAGAAGACTAACACATGATTGCCGTTTGCAGCTTCCACGATCTCGGCTAACTTATCCAACTTCTCATCGTGTATTTCGTGTACGTCCTTGGCCTCATCGTATATTGCACCGTTGGCAAACTGGCTTAACTTATTCATCAGCCCGGCGGCACTATTTGCTAAGATATTGGCATTTTCCCCGGTATGCAATTCGGTAAACTCCAAAACCTTTTCTTTCTCAAACTTGTTGTATACTTCCATCACCTTTGGCGACAAAGTAAGTTTGGTTTCGTGGGTGATCATATCCGGCAACTGCAAATAGTCCTTTGCTTGCATTGATAGGCAAATATCAGAAATCTTGTTTTTGATGATGTCCTCGCACCCTTTTTTGATGTCACAACGTACTATTACGTTGTTCCATTTGTGGGTCTCAAAGTATGTTTCACGATACTTTGTTACACTCTTGCCTAAACGCTCGCCCATGTCTATACAGTACATTTGTGCCCATAGGTCTATCAGTCCGTTAGGTGCTGGCGTTCCTGTAAGTCCGATAACTCGATTAACTGTTGGTATGGCTGTACGCATCGCCTTAAATCGGTTTGATTTAGAAGATTTGAAACTCGTTAGCTCATCAATCACCAACACATCAAATGGCAATTGACCGCCATACTTACCAACTAACCAAACAAAACTATCACGCCCGATAACGTAGATGTCCGCTTTAGATGCCAATGCCAAATTACGCTGCTTCTCTGTGCCCATCACCTTTGCTACTCTCAGGCTTTGCAAATGATCCCACTTTTCTGCCTCGGTAGTCCATGTTGTTTCGGCTACCTTTTTCGGTGCTACCACCAAAGTACGGCTAACCTCGCAATCGTCCATCAATTGTTGTACTGCCGTTAAGGTCGATACCGTCTTACCTAAACCCATATCCAAAAACAAACCGCATCGTGGGTGGTCTAATATCCACTGCATCGCTGTTTTCTGGTAATCGTATGGTCTGTACTTCATTGTTCTGCCCTCCAAACTTTAATTAATTCGTCGATCGTCTGTTTGTTGTCGATTGTATAGACTTCGTGGCCCATACTTACCAACTTATTTTGTCTTATGGTTTGTATCTTCGTTGGCTTCTTGCCTTTACTTTTCAACTCCACCCAAACAACCTTACCACCATGTAGGCATACCACTCTATCAGGATAGCCCACCATGTTTGCATTTGAGTATTTGAGGCAAAGGCCCCCAATGGCTTTCACCTCTTGCACCAAATATTTTTCTATCGCCTTTTCCGATACCTCGGCGTGGCGTGTTATTGCTTCTAACTTCTTCATATTTTTAACTTTCGCCCTGTAAACATTCAATTTTCAACTTTTCTATATACGTGTACGTATGTGGGTAAATATATAGTTTATATAGGTATATAGTATATATAACACTACTATTCTACTTATACTATATTTTATTGTTTACATTGTTTACATATATAGTTATATATTGATATTCAGTACTTTAGATGTAAACAAAAGTGTAAACAAAGGTGTAAACAAATAAACTATCTATTGTTTTTTGTTTACTTTTCCTTTTTTGTCGTTTCTGCCTTTATAGCCCTGTAAACAACTTCGTTTACATTTTCTTTGTTTACGTCTTCATTGCCTTATAGGTCGCTTTCGTCGTCGTCTTCTGGTCTGTTAAATGCCCTTTGTGTTCCGTATATCGGAAATCTTGCAGACGATAATTTTAGCCAACCTAAATCGTCCAATACCTTATTAACCCTACGTGCTTCGTACTTATACCCTTTATCTGAAATGTTGATGCCCATCATTTCGCAAAGAAATTCAGCGGCACACACCTTGGTACGTATTTCTACACCTGTTTCGTCCAATGGGTCGGGGTTCTTTATGTATGCCCGGCGGCGGTTTAAGTCCCATGTATTCCAGTCGGTCGGTAGCTTCATATCCAAAAACTCCTGTACTAAACCCTGTAATGGGTCGTCGCAATTGTCGTTAAATTGCTGCTGTCGTTTCTTGGCTGCTTCCTCCAGACTATCCGACAAAGCCAATTTCTCACCGTCCTTATATCGTTGCACGGCTTCTGCCCATAACTGGTTACGATCGGCTTGCAAAGCCGCGCGGAAATCGGGGTGCTTTCTGTACTTAGCATCAACCTCAATTACCCAAAAACGGCGGTTTCCGGTCTCACCTTTCAAGAAATATGTTTCGTTGGTCGTACCACAAAAAACGCATTGTCTCGGGTGGGATTCCATCACGCTGCCGTATGCCGGGCGGTACATATCATTCTGACGGCTTATGTAGGCTTTCACTTGCTCAACGTCTGACCGCTTGATACTGCCCAACTCCGGTAACTCGATAACCCAACCGTTCCGGGCTTGCTCCATACCTTTTGTACCCTCCATCGTTACCAAACTATCGCTAAACCAATCGCCGCCCATCACATTGAAAAGCGTAGATTTACCGATACCCTCGGCTCCTGCAATAATCAGGCAATAATCATACTTGCATCCTGGGTTCATCACTCTTGCAACTGCTGCCGTAAAGTGCTTACGTGTCATAGCTCTGTTTAGCTCATTATCTTCTGCACCAACGTAGTCGATAATCAAGTGGTCTAAGCGTGGCACGCCATCCCATGTAAGACTATTGAGGTAATCACGTATTGGGTGTACTCTGTGACGTGTAACGACTGCCACCAAAGCATCTTTGATTTTGTCCTTTCCAGTTACTCCGTACTTCTCATCTAAGTAGATTCTTAGATTTGCATCATCAGTATTACCCCATTGTGTCGCCTCGGCGTTCCACGGCAAACCACCTGTTATGTAGTTAAACCCATTAAACAGATTTTGCCATATATGGTTTTTCAACCTTGGGTCGTTCTCCAGAATAGCAATAATATTGCTTGCCGTTGATTTGATGCTGCCTTTCTTATCAAAGTCTAATTCAGCCATCCACTTATCTGTATTTTCAGATACTGTGCTGTCCCCGGCTTCCTCTGCTTCGATGTCGGCAAAATCATCATCGGCCTGGCCCTGCCGTTCCTTCGTAAGTAAGATTCTAACCTTTTTGTCCTTGGCTACGAAATCCTGCATTTTCAGGTACGACGGCAAACGTGTATTGTCTGTTATCTTCGTCCCCTCATCCTGCACACCATATAGATGTATTCGGCAAAGGTCAAAAGCGTTGCAAAGCTGCTTACTCGCCGGGTCTGTTTCGTGGTTGCTGTATGCGAATTTGCCCTCATAGCAAACCAAACCTGCCGCCACACTACCATTAATGTAGGTGTATCGCCCATCGTGGGCGGTCTTCTCGTACACATCAGGTAGAAACGTGTCGATTGCATCCTCTATTGAGTAGGCACGGCAAAAAGCACCAATTAAGCCGGGCTTTTCGGTTGGATCACCTACCTTTTTCAATTCGTGTACGATGATGTCGCCCTCTCTGCTTGATACTGGCCAAAGTGCCACATCTTTATAGTCGTGGTACTGCTTTAGGAACTCATCAACGTTGCACGCCTTGCCGTCTTGGTACTCAAACACATATTCGCCGTCTCTGCTTGTAGATGGATAATAAAACAATCTCGCTAACTGATAGGTGGTATCGTCGAACACCTCAATATTAAGTTTGCTTGCTATCATCCTGCAAAGTGGCTCGTATTCATCCGGGCGTACCTGACGGCTCAATGGGAACACTAAACGATAGCGTGGGTTTTCCGGCGTGTGCTTGTGTGTGCTGTAAAGCATCGCCGCAAAGTCAAAGTTTAGTGTGAACTCATCCCAAAGGTCGGGCGTACCGTAGTCAATATCAAGCGTGGCAATACTTCGCCACATCACGTTAGCGGTCTTTCGTGTTCCGCCTGATAGGTAACCACCGACAAAACCGCCCACGTCCTTGATGCTGCTTTGTTCTTCCCTGTTCATCTTGGCGTACTCGCTTACGCTTTCCGTGGTTCGCTTCGTTTCGCTGCATCGCTCTACCAACTTCGCCCATGTGGTCGCTTTGTTCTTCCACTTCTTCGCCATACGGCTATGGGCTGTTGCTATGTCGATCGGGAAATCATTGTTTAACTTTATCTGTGCCATACGTCAATCTTTCTAAAGATTCATACGATAACTTATCTAAGATACCTTTAAAGTACTTAGCATCTTCCTCGCTGTTCGCCTTGATAGTTACCGGGCGCACACCGATTTTGCCTATTGGTGGGTGCACCACTAATTCAAATGGTCGTGGTTCATCGTCCAACTGCCTGAAAAGTTCTTTTAGGTCGCTCGCCCTAATAACTTTAAATCTTATATATCTGAAATCTTCTGCCATGTTGTTTTACTTTTTAAGATGATCGGGTAAAAATGAAAGTACATGCTTTATAACCTCTACCGTCCAACCATTGCCCAACATACGGTATTGTTGTGTTTCTGATACTTCCCATTTATACCACTCTGGTATAGTTTGCAGTCGGGCGCACTCTGTCGGCGTTAATCGTCTGACTTGCAGCCCCCCCACTAAGGCGTTAATCGTCCGCCCTCCGTGTCCGTTCATCAAAGCCGGGCTTTTGCCATCAGCTGCATAAACTCTGTTTTGTTGGTATGGTTGTGTGCCTCCACTTTCACGGCTCGGGTTTATCTGCCTGATTCCGTCTTTTGGCTTGCTCACTAATAAATTATTTTGTTGCCACGAATTAGCGGATAACGTAGGCGACTTTTCGGTATTAATAGCACCTTTGTTTTTGCCTCGTGGTCGTTGCATTATCAAATTATCTTTCGCCACTGTTGTTAAACAGTTGGTCTTACCGGGGGTTGGGCTTTCCTCAAAATGTTGTGGCTCGCCTCGGTATGATCTGCCCCTTTGGGCTACACAAATTAAGTCTTTCACACTACGCCCCCCCCCCACTGTTAATGTGCACATTTTGTCTGTTTCCTTGTGGAAAATAGCCTTAAAGCCGTTGCCGTGTTCTTCCTGACGTTTGTTGTAAGCTAATAACTTTTCTACATATTCAGGACTAAGGAAATATTTTTCATCGACTTCATCCTGTAAGATGTCCTTAATAAATATGTGTCGGTCTATCGGCTGTGGTATTGCGCTATGAGGTAAACCGAATAAATCACATTGCGCCAATTTAATGTTAGTCCAATAGATACGTTTTCTAACTTGTGCCGATACCAAAGCACTATTTATATGAACGCCTACGATACCCAAAGCCTCATTAATAACTGCCTCCCATCGCTTGCCCATTTCAACATTTTCAAGCATAAATAAGATGTTTGGGTTTGTCTCTCGTAGCTCGTTAAGTATTCTGACGTACTCCCAAAATAAGTAACTTTGCCCCTCAAACTCAAAGCCCTGTTGTTTTAATTCCAGATACCTTGTTAAGGTCTCGATTTGTTCTTTGCTTTTGGTACTCATTCCTGCACGTTTTCCGGCAAAACTAAAACACTGGCATGGGCTGCCACCTATTAGCAAATCAATTTTACCCAAACTTTTAGCGTCCACTTGTCTAACATCGCCTAACTGCACGGTGTCGGGAAAATTCGCCATCGTGTTTTGGATTGCAAACTTATCTATCTCGCTTGCATAGTATTTATCAATCGTTACGCCCAATTCCCTTAGTGCAATTTGTCCGCAACTCATACCGTCGAATAAAGAAAGAATAACCATGTTATAAGTACCAAATCTTAAAATACCGCCAATCAATGCAACCGGGGCACTGCTCGCAAACTTCACACTCCGATATTTTACAAACTCCGTAGCCGGGTTTGTCTTCATCAGGATCGTATGATAGGCACGTTTTGCAGTACATCTTTTTCATAATTGGCGGTATATGTGAATAATGGCACGGCTTTCGCCGTGCTTAAAGATTAAAAACTAAAATATTAAGGGCTAAAAAATAAATGCTGACACTGCCCTAACTCTGCCCGTGTCGCTGGCCTTAGTGTTCCAACCGCTCGTACTACCGTCGCCGAGGTACAGAAACCATGCGTTGGTAGCACTGCCCTCGGTAGAAGTCCAATACCAACGGTCTTGCAGTTTATCGCCCTTGGCAAACTCCAAAGCTGCATTGATAGCCTTTTTGTTGATAAAGATACGGTACAACTCGCCTAAAGATGGTATGTACCAATCATCAGCTAACTTTATCTGTGGATTCAGGATATTACGCAAATGGTTGGTGTTTCTCGCTCCGTCCATGTCTGCTACTGCATCGTCGTACTTGTCGGTATAGTAGGCTTGGTCGTTTTCTTCGTTGCCATTCTCTTTCGTAGTTAATGTGATACCATCGCCGTTAGCCTCATCGTGCAAAGCTATCTTAATGCCAAAGCTGCCCATCTTCAAACCGATAGCTACTACCTCGCTATCCATGTTATCGTCTTTGGTGTACTCCAGTTCAAACAAAGTTGCTTTGCCGTCGGCGTGTACCAAATAGATGCCGTCCTCTGTGCCGGATTTTGGTAACTGCGCCTGTACTGGTTTTTCGTCCTTACCCATTACAAAGGTATTGGCTTTCTCCGCATCTTCCACGTTGCCACACCATTGCAATAACTCGTATCTAAATTGCTGCACGTCTGATAGTGCCTTACTTGTCTGTATCTCCATTTTTGTATATGCTTTATATTGTTTAACTAATCTTCTTTGTACCACGCCCACGCTGCAAATTTCGCCTCTGCCACTATCTCATCGGTAATAAGCGGCTCGATCTGGCTTGCATACGCCCACATGATAGGTAACTGTGGTTCCTGGGTTTCGGCTTTGCCCCAATCACATTCAGCCGGAACGACGTTACTATGGTGAAATGTCACCAATCGGCAAAGCGGATATTTTCGTTTACCCACCTTAAAAAGTAGGTATATCGGCACATTCTTTTTAGGGGCTTCCGTCGCCTTATGCCATTCTACCTTAATTTCTATTGTCTTGCTTTTTGCCATATTGCTTTATTGTTTAATCTTTTAGATAATATGGGGTGGTGTACCCTGCACCTTTGAGTGGCAAATCTTTGCACCACGGTATAGGCTCACTAAACAAAGCCTCAACCATCGGTAACGTCTGGTCTTTCGTAGCCTCAACGATGATCTCATCGTGTATATGGAAAACTACGTTTAACCCCCGCTGCTCGGCTCTAAGTATCACACAACCTAATATGTCACGTGCCGTAGCCTGTACGATGTTCTCGGTTAGCTTACCGCCGTAGGTTCTCAACTTTCCCCACTTCTTCGTTTTTTGGTTCAAACCCTCATACTCGATAATTTCGTGGTCGCCTCGCCAACCGTCGTTTGTCTCGATTCCAACCTCCGTGCGTGGGTAACAAATAGTCCTGCCACTTGGTAGGGTAATTAGTAACATACCCCAACGATAACCGATTACGATACCTTGTTGTATTGTTATGCTTCGCCCTGTCTTAATGGCTGTGATAGCTGCCTTTTCAACGGTACGCCATAACTTAACGATATGTGGGTTACTGTCTCGCCACTTGTTTACGATGTCTTTTTCCTCGGATTCTGTTAAACCCAACTTCTTACCGCCCATCGCTTCCAATGCCGATACACCGCCACCGTAACCCAAACCCAAAACGGCTACTTTGCCTTTCGGTCTCAAATCTCCGTTGGAGCCGTGCTTTTTGACTGGTACACCAAACATCTTGCTTGCAGTCTCACAATAGATGTCGTGCCCTTGCCTGAAAGCGTCCAATACCCATGTTTCCCCGGCTATCCATGCTATCACACGTGCCTCGATCGCTGAAAAGTCGCATACGTGGAACGTGCAACCGGGCTTGGCTATGAAAGCGGTACGTATCAACTCGCTAAGTACTTGGGTAACGTTTCCGTAGTTCATTTCAAACTCTTCCAAATCACCCTGCTTTACCAAATAGCGTGCATCATCCAGACTTTCCAAATGATTTTGTGGTAGGTTCTGCAACTGCACCAAACGCCCTGCCCATCTGCCTGTACGTGCTGCACCGCAAAACTGCAACAAACCATGTACTCGACTATCCTTGCAGACACATTTTTGCATAGTTGTGTACTTCTTGTTAGAAGTTTTACCCATTTCCCTACGCAAAGCCAAAACTTTCTGCACCTTGGGCCAATACTTAAACTGCACCTCGTAGTCGTCCAAATTCTTTTTGTTGAGGCTATCAATAGTAAACCCGGTGTTCTCGGATATGTATTGTTTAATCTGTCCAGGGCTGTTCGGGTTACTCATGCCTGTAAGTTTTCGGGCTTCTGCAAATAGCTCATCTTTGTATAGCTCATCAAATCGGGCGGCATTGTTTACCAAAACTTGGTCTATCATTACGCCACGGTCGTTAATGTGCTGATCGGCTGTGTACAAATCTTCGTCAAACTCTGGTGCTTCCAATCTCCTGACCTTTTTTAAGATGGCTTGCTCTACGTCCACGTCTCGGATATTGTACGCCTTGAACGTTGCCCATTTGTCGGGCGCATCGCTCGGCTTGTGCCGGATCATCTTTGCTATGCCCTGTTTGATTTGCTTGTTTGGAACACTAAAGTATCTTATCAGGGCTTTACCCTCTGTCATCTTTCTGTCTTCCAGTTTAAGCACCTCACCACATTGAGCCAACGAAAGCGGCAAACCCATTCGGGCGGCTCTTACCATCGTACACCGCCATTGTCTCGGGTCTAATCGCCCTTTGATGCCTAAATACACGCCGATACAAATACGCTCAAAAGCTGCATTGAAAGCGGTCTTTATTACCTCGGGGTCGGTTAATGCTGCTTTGATGTCCGGCGGCAAAGTTTCGCCGCTTGCAAAGTCCACACATTTCGCCGGACCACCGTCCACGCTATACCCAAAAAGCAATATGGTAAAGTCTTCGGCTTCCACGTACTTGTAAACGCCACACTCGGTTAGGTCGTTGCTACTATATGTTTCGATGTCTATGCCTAATTCTTTCATACGCTTTGTTGTTTGATTACCCCGGCGGCTTCCTCTTTCCACCGCCGGGGGCTACTACATTAACATTTTATCGTAGAGAAAAAAGCACTTTACAAATCGTCGTCGTCCTCGTCGTCGATGCCGTCCAAAT